AAAGATTACGCTGAATGTCATCAAAGAAGTAGAACCCGGCGTTTACGACGAAATCATTGATTCGTCTTTAGCGTTGATAGACAAAGCATTAGGTATGAGCTACGGCGACGCGATGGAACGAGTTGCAATCAGAGCAGGGGGTAAGACATGACCCGCGATGACATTATTCACATGGCAAAAAAGGCGGAGCTTCACTGCCACATGAATCTAACAGAACACAGCTTGGCTATTGAGGACTTGGAGCATTTTGCCGCCCTTGTCAGGGACAACTACAACAACAAGCATTCACAGTTGTGGCAAGTGTGCGTTGAAGAGGTGGTCGAGGCAGAGCGTGAGGCATGTGCAAAGGTGTGTGACGAAATCGTGGCACGTTACAGACACGCAGACGATGCCGCTGAGATGGTTGCCGCAAACTGGTGCGCCGCCGGCGTGCGTGCAAGAGGCAACACATGACTGAGCGAATTGTCACAGATGCTGACGAACTGCGCCGCCTTCATTCAGAGTTGGAGTCCATCAAGCAGGCCATCACCGACCCTGAGAACCAGCCAAGTCAGTTCGGTACGGTGACGGTTGAGTATATGCAGAGAGAGATTGAAGCCGAGCGTGAGCGCATCTTCGGCGTACTGCTAGACATGCATGACAAGACGCAAGGGACGCACAACTACTACCTACACGCAATAATTCACATTAAAACAAGGAGTAAAAAATGGCTAAAGTGACAATACTACCTAGGGATGTAGAGAAGATTAACGAGGTTGTAGAACTAAACAACATTGTGTCTGACATAACAATTGAATGTGATAGCAGCTCAGGTATCGGGTCTATCATAACAATGAGTTGGGTAACAATATACAATGGTCTCTGTACTACGATGACTGTTAATGTCGCCGATGAAAGCGAGTGGTGATGGACTATGAAGAGATAGGCGCTGAGATGCGTAATGAAGAGGATGCTTTAATACTGCAAGGGCTTGTTAAAGAGTTCTTTGATAAGTATTTGAACAGAGTGGAAGAGAGTGATAGCGGTACTGAGTTCAGCCTCATTACACTTAGCTGTTGTAGGGTTATGATGTTAGAGCCGTTAAATGATTTATTAACAAAGATGGCAAAGCTGTCTGGTGCAAAAGAGAAGGTGACTTATGGACTTTAGATTAACAATATGTGATGATGATATTATTATTGACTATTTTGGAGGATGGATTGATGAATGATGAAGGAACGGGCAACGTAACTCTATTACGTGAGAATGTGGACGGCAGTGCTGTTTACCAGTTTGACTTTCCACCAGAGGCACTAGCGGCCTTGACGCGGTTAGGTATACTCACTGCTATAAAGGAAGGGATAGGGCTAGCTAAAAAGCTAGCCCCTGATTATGAAGCTGACCTAGAGTTCACAGAGGAGATTAAAGACCTTGCTGAAGAAGCTGGGTTTAGTATGTGGGAAAATGAAAGCTGGAAGCCAGAGGGTGAGGTAGTGGACTGGGCTAGTAAGTATGACAAAGAGTTAATAAGGTTTTACCATTTAGTTAAAGAGAAGAATGGTGTGACATAACATGAAGCAACAAAAATCATCGAAAGAAATAATTAATGGTGTTAAGTATGACAACGATAAACCAGACTACACACTGCTGCCATTCAATGCGGTGGATGAAGTGGTGAAGGTATTGACGTTCGGTGCTAAGAAGTATGACCGACACAATTGGAAAAAGGTTGACAACTTGCACCTACGCTATCAGGCTGCTGCTTACAGGCACATGACAGCGTACAGTAAAGGGGAAGTTATTGATGGTGAGAGTGGACTACCCCACCTTGCACACGCTGTATGTTGTTTGTTATTTTTAATGGAAGCCGAGGAAGTATGAGTAAAGTTAAACTAGTATGGGCAACACCACAAGGTGAAGAGCTTGTTGCTTACATGGCGAGGGTGTCTAACCCAGAAAACCAAGACAAAAAAGAAACAGCACCCAAGCTCCTCAAGTATCTAGCTAACAATAAACACTGGTCTCCATTTGAAATGGTGAATGTATGTATGGAGATTGAAACAACCAGAGACATTGCTCGGCAGATACTCAGACATAGGAGCTTTTCGTTTCAAGAATTTAGTCAACGTTATGCAGTGGCTAATGACTACGCTCTGTCTGAGGTGCGTTTGCAGGATGATAAGAACAGGCAGAACTCGCTGCCAACTGAGGACAGGGAGCTACAGCGGTGGTGGGACGAGATGCAACGCACCTTAATAGCACAGGTTAGGGGTGTCTATGGCGCTGCGCTTAACAACGGAATAGCTAAAGAGGTAGCGCGTAAGTTGCTGCCTGAAGGATTGACAATGAGTAGGATGTATATGAATGGTACGTTACGTAGCTGGATGCATTACGTTGACATTCGTTGTGATGCTGCTACACAGAAAGAGCACCGAGATGTAGCAGATAAATGCAAAGCAATATTAAAGACGGAGTTTCAATCATTATTTAAGGAATGAATATGGGGTTTGCATTAACTCATCAGAAGTGTCTCACTTGCCCCAGCAGTGATGGCTTGTCATACAACGAAGACGGCAGCAGCAAGTGCTTTGTCTGTCACACATATCACCCATCCGATGGAACTGTTCAAGTGACCGAACTTAAAAAGAAACCTAAGCAAACTAAAACTCCATCGCAAGTCAAAGAAGATATGGAGGCGGGTTTCATCACTGGTATCAATGACCGTAAGATTAATATCTCAACATGCGAAACATTCGGTGTTGTTGTAACAGATCGAAGCTACTACTTCCCCTATTACAATGCCGTTAACGAGTTTATTGGTGCTAAGATTAGGGGTAAGAAGGACAAGACATTTATCAGCGAAGGTCAATGGAGTGATGGAACTTTATTTGGACAGCAGTTGTTCAGCGCAGGCGGTAAGTATGTAACCATCTACGAAGGTGAGTTTGATGCTATGGCTGGCTATCAGATGACTGGGTCTAAGTGGCCTAGCGTATCTGTTCGCAACGGTGCTGGCTCTGCATTGCAAAACTGTAAGGACAACTATGAATGGTTGTCATCGTTCGAGAATATCATCGTTTGTTTTGACAACGATGATGCTGGACGTAAGGCTTCGAGAGAAGTTGCTGAGTTGTTCGGTGGCAAGAGTAAGCTATTCAAGGGCATGAACAACTACAAGGATGCTTGTGACTTCCTAATAGGGGGAGAGAAGGACTTATTTGTTCAGCAGTGGTGGAAGGCTGATCAGCACACACCGGATGGAATTGTTAGCGGTACATCTCTTTGGGACTTAGTTAGTACACCGCTTGAACCAGCACAGTGTAGCTATCCGTGGGAAGGGTTGAATAACATGACCTATGGTATACGTCACGGTGAGCTGGTGACAATCACTGCTGGTAGTGGATTGGGTAAGAGTCAGTTGTTGCGAGAAATTGTATGGCATTTATTACAGAACATTGACGACAACATTGGCTTGATGTTCTTAGAGGAAAGCATTCGCAAGACTGGCTTGTCTATGATGTCATTGGCTGCTAACGTTCCGATGCACCTGCCAGACACACCGACCACTGACAAAGAAAGACGTGATGCTTATGAAGCTACGCTCGGCACTGGTCGTCTGTTCTTATTCGATCACTTCGGCAGCACAAGCGTTGACAACATCGTTAATCGTGTGCGATACTTGGCTAAGGCTTTGTCATGCAAGTATATCTTTGTGGATCACATCTCAATCATTGTGTCAGCACAAGAGAGTGGTGATGAGCGCAAGGCTATTGACGAGATTATGACGAAGCTTCGTATGCTGGTTCAAGAAACTAACATTGCTTTGTTTGTGGTGTCACACCTTAAGCGTCCTGAGGGCAGGGGACACGAAGAAGGTGCAGCAACATCTCTTGCTCAGTTAAGAGGTAGTGGTTCGATTGCACAGCTTAGTGATATGGTTATTGGAGCAGAGAGAGACGGTCAAGCTGAAGACTTAACCGTTCGTAATACAACACACGTTCGTGTTCTAAAGAATCGTTTCAGTGGTACAACAGGGCCAGCATGTAGCTTGCTCTACACCAAAGAAACTGGAAGGATGTTAGAATACGAACCAATCGAAGACGTTCTTTAAGGAAACAAAATGCTAGCAACTATACTTTTATTCTCAATGTTTGTACTACTCCGTTCGATTGGTTGATCATGGATTGGATATATGACATTGAAACTTATCCGAATGTGTTTACGTTCTCTGCCATTGATGCCAATGGTGAGAATGAAGTGGCGTTCGAATGCTCAACTCGTAAGAATGATGTAGCTGATCTGCTGTCTTTTCTTGACAAGCTTCGTAAGAACAAGGACAGGATGATTGGATTTAACAACGTTGGCTTTGACTACCCTGTTGTCCATGACCTCTTGTCTGTTCGTGAGAAAGCTTTAACTGTCAGTGGTAAGGCTGTAGCTGTACGCACATACAAGAAAGCTCAGATGGTTATCGGTGCTGAGAATGTGTTTCAAAAGATAGTCAGGGTTTCTGATGAGCATGTTAATCAGGTTGACTTGTTTAAGATTCATCACTTCGACAACAGGGCTAGGTCAACTAGCTTGAAAATGATTGAGTTTAATATGCGATCAGACACCATCGAAGATCTACCCTATGAGGTTGGCACCAATCTTGAGGATGATCAGATAGATGTATTGCTTAAATACAACATGCATGATGTACGTGAGACATTAAAGTTTTATAACCACTCATTACCAATGCTTTCTTTCCGTGAAGAGCTGACTAACAAGTATAAGCGTAGCTTCATCAATCACAACGATACAAAGATTGGTAAAGATTATTTCATTATGCGTCTTGAAGAAGAGATGGAAGGTAGCTGTTACAAACGTGTTAATAATAAGCGTGTCATTCAACAAACTATTCGAGAATCAATTAACATCGGTGATTGCCTGTTCAACTACTACGACTTTGAACGTCCTGAGTTTATATCTGTGCTGGAATGGTTTCGCAACAAAGAAATCACAGAGACTAAGGGTGTGCTAAGCAGCATCCCTGAAGATGAGCTTGGTGATGTTGCACCGTTTGCTGACATGCTTACAAAGCGTAAGAAGTTCTTCTTCAAGCCGAGTGATGAGAGTGTTGAAAAGTTCATGGCAGAGCACCCTGCTGGATGGATTGATGCTGTTGAGTTGAAGACAAAGAAG